CAAGAGTATCTGGTGCCTTTAGAGTTACTTTGTTGGAACCGTTATCTGTTCCTTCAGCAAAGGTTGCTTTACCACCAACTGATGATGTTGCGTCGATAAGACGAGCATCAACCTTGTCTGTGAAATACTTACCACCAACAGCATGAATTGCGGCAGAACCACCTTCCACTGATTCGATGTAAAGTTTTGCACTTGCGCCGTTGTTGCTGGCGTCTTGTGCATATGCCATTTCACCTTCTAGGAGGGCGGACGTTGCTGGAGCAGTTGCACCTGAACTTCTTTTAATTTGAATAATTGTAGACATATTGTCAGTTTCCTTGTTTGATTACTTGTTGGGTTAGTGGTTAAAATGTTCCGCCGTCTATTATTCCCAAATTCACATTAGTAGCAGGATCTACTGCTTCCCATTTATTAGTAACAGTATTATAGATTAATGTGTATCCATCTTGAATACCTTCTACATCTACATCTGCGAGTGTTTCAATTTTAGTTTGCGTTCTTTTACTTACTATACTTGTATTTATAGTATTTGAAAGTGGTACGGTAACTTTTATTGCCATTATTTTGTCACCTCCGGATTAATTACAACAATTCCTTCTAAAACTCTTAGAGTTTCTTCATCGCTTGTAATTTCAATATCGTATACATATCTCCCTGCTTTTATTGCTGATGTTTGCACAGCAGTCAATGAAATAGTAATTTCCCCGTCCTCTGGCAAAGATATTTCTGCAGTAAAATTTATAGCAGTTGTTGAGTGATATGACTTGCGCATCTGTGCTGCAACAATATAATCTGTAAGATCCTTAGAATCGCCATTCTGGTCATCGACCAATAATGACAAAGAATATGTAGTTCCTTGATCAATATATAGATTTTGAATTGCAGCCATGGAGAACCCTTATAAATTATTCTATATTATTTATAAAATCGAGAACGTTATGCAAACAATAGTGACACTTAAATACGGCACAAAATATTCCGCTGACGATGTAAATAAAATCGTTGAAGCGACCGAGCGTAAGTATAACTATTTATGCTTCACAGATGATCCAACTGGACTTGATCCTATTATTATTTCTTGTCCTCTACCAGATGACATCGAGGGTCACTGGTATAAAGTTTGGTTGTTCAGTCAAGATTTGGGCGACGTTCTTTACCTAGATCTGGATATTCGTATTCAAAAAAATATTGATCATTTGTGGAAATACCTTGACAAAGTTCCAACAATAGTGTATACTTATTGGAAGAACAAAGAATTTCCAGATTATGTTGGCGAAACCCATGACATGCGTTACTTGAGTAATTATAACTCAAGTGTGATGATGTGGAAAGAAGGAACTGCTAAACATATATGGGATCACTTCAACACCAACCCTGAGTATTTTATGTTAAAATATTTCGGAGATGATAGGTTTTTATGGCATGAAGATTTTAGATTCAATTACTTTCCATCAGGTGATGTTTACTCCTTTGTATATGGAGCAGATTATTATGGCGGCGATAATGATTCATTTGTGTATCGCCCAGAATTTACACTAGCATTGTTAAATGGGTTAGATCAGTTTCCTGGAGCAGATAAAAAGTATGATGAACTTCGTATGTATTAAGTGGGGTGATAAGTATCCCGCAAAATATGTGAACAATTTATATAACATGGTAAAACGAAACTACGCAAACGAGTTTACATTTACCTGCTATACTGATGACGCAGAAGGGATTGAGTGTGATACTACACCGATCCCTGATGATGGAATTTTACATCCCAAATATTGGTTCGGTAAAGAAACCTTCTGTTTTGACAGAGCAAAATTTACTGTATTCAATTCACATAACTGGTTAGGATATGAAGGCAACTGGTGTTATTTTGATCTTGATGTTGTAATCCAAGAAGATATTACTGAAGTTCTAGAACTTGCGCAGAAACCTCGAATCATTCAATGTCGTTGGCAACCACAATCACAGAAACATGACAGACTGTTTATTGATATTCGCGGAACTTTTTTCAACTCCAGTATGATGTTATGGCCTGGTAAATCATGTGAACATATCTACGAAGATGTTATCGAGAATTCTGAATCCGTATTCAAAACTTTCTTCAAAGGAAGCGATAACTATCATTACTGGAGACAGAGAGACTTCTGGAAAAATATTCCAGGCGGATGGATCTATTCGTGGAATCGTGGTAAACATTATCCCGACGACATAGAACGATTTAAGTTTCGTAAAGATGCTAAGATCTGTTTGTTCAATACTGATAATGTGCCACACCCCTCGGCAAAAGAACAAATCGAATTATCTGATTGCGTAGATAAAAAAATTATTAGATTATGGAATTGTGAATGAGAGTCAATTACGTCTGTTGTAAATGGGGCACCAAATACTCCGCTGAGTTTGTAAACCGTCTTTATCGGATGACGAAGAAAAATACTCCAAAAGAATTTGAGTTTCACTTCTATTGCTATACTGACGATAGTGATGGATTCGATGAAGAAATTAAAGTTGTCGATTTCCCAGACATTCCCGACATCCATCCGAAATACTGGTTCGGATCTGAGGATTTCAAATACGGAATGGCACGTTGTTGGGACAGACCAAAGACGTTCATCTTTAATACACATAACTTCGCAGACGATAAACCCACTGGAAGATTTGTCTTTTTCGACCTTGATGTCATCATTCAAAATGATCTATCGCCCATCATTACCTATGACTTAGAGAATCCTACCAAGTTACGCTCTTGGTGGCAGGATCCAAGACCTATGAAGTCTCGTAACTTTATGTTGGCACATGGTGCATATACCAATGGTAGTTGCATGGTGTGGTCAGATGATCAAACGGAATGTATCTGGCATGATGTCCTAGAACACCAAGAACGCATTTGGTTTACATTCACCGACGGAACAGACAACTATCACAGTTGGCGCTGGGGCGATTTTAGTAACACACCGATTTGGAAACATTTTCCAAACACATTTGCATACTCATACAATAGAGGTCGTGATTGGGATTCAGAAGATCTAGGAGTCGGAATATATAGAAAGGATTGTATCCTTTGCGTGTTTAATGTGGACTTACTACCGTTCCAAGATAACCGCAGAGGCAAAGTGAAGCAGGAATCGCTCGTCGATCCTGATCTTTTACAGCATTGGAACGTTTGATGATTAATATTTACACAGTTAAATGGGGTTTCAAATATGATTCGGAACATGTCAATCGTGTTCTTGAACAATGCAGAGAGCACATAACAACTGATTTTAATTTTTATTGTTTGACTGAACACCCGATTGGATTGCATACCGATGTCATTGTAATTCCATTTCCTGAAGACAACTACTATGAGAAGTGGTGGAACAAACTATACTTGTTTGATCGAAGGGTTGTAAATCATTATGGACAAAAACTTTTTCTCGATCTGGATATCGGCATTCAAAACAATATCGATTGCATTGTAGACCACGATCCAGGAGAGGGATTATCATTTGTTCGCACTCATTGGCATAATATGGAAAGAATGAAACGAGATACACACAACATTCCTCGGGCATATACGGATCTAAATTCTAGTGTGTTGAGATGGAATGATAGATTAGATGTTGATAAGATTACCAAGTTTGTGACAGATTATCCTGATCAAATGTTTTTTCATTATCGCGGCCTTGATAATCTATTCGGTCACAAAAGAGAACAACTACTAAAAATTAATTTTTTCCCAGATGGTTGGGTGTATAGTTATAACTACGGATATATGTGGCCGATTGATGTGAGGGAACGAGTACACCGAGAAGAACCACTTATTTGTTTATATGATTCAATGGAAAGACCACAAGATGTTAAATTATAATTACTTAAATAATTACCGAAACTGGGGTGATGGATTAGATAAGATCGCTCACGAAATGCCGTATAAACATGACGATTTCCGTAAGTCCATGAATCCAAATACTATGGATGCTGCTATATGGATGGTAGAAGAACTACAGAAATGTATTGATTCAACCGAACAGTTGAATCTAACGATTCTAAATTCTTGGTTGGGATTCCCCCTTGTTCCACTTCTTTGTGAGAATCTACCCGTCAAGAAAATAAATCTGATCGATGTTGATAACGATGCCTTAGAACTATCAAAGGTTTTCAATCGTTACTATAATAACGAGAAAAGAATTGAACTCAATCATATCAATTGGGATGTTCCCTTTGCATATCATGATATTAATGCGTTAGAAACAGATGTAGTAATTTCTATTGGATGCGAGGCAATGTATCCTCTAAAGAAAATGACAACAGCAAACAAGGATTGTATCTTTGCTTGCCAGTCATCAAATGTTTTCAAAGAAATGTATGGTATTAATTGTGTTCCAACAATTGAAGAGCATATCGAAAATGTCGGCGTCACAAATGTAGAATTCAGCGGAACGATCCAGCAGTCATACTACAGTTGGGATGGTAAAACAGAATTTGATCGTTTCATGGTAATTGGAACCAAGTAAATGATGTTCGGTAAAAATACAGATATCGTCAAATTGGCTGCTCAATGGATTCCAGAGAATTCTCTTGGTGCAGAAATTGGAGTTTGGCGTGGGAGATCTTCACAAGTTTTGTTAACAAAGGCAAAACATCTCCACATGATTGATCCGTGGGATATTTCTGTTTATGAAAATACTACCGATTGGTTGAACTTGGGATACGAAGGAATTCTACAAAGATACTCTGAGATCGTCGGATCTAATAATCCCGCAGACTTCCAAGCATTTTACGACAAACTATATGAAAGCATTTGTAAAGAATTCGCAGAATTGCCTGTTACGATCCACCGTATGAAGTCAAGTGACTGGTTCGCAGCATATACTGGTGAGAAATTAGATTGGATCTATATTGATGGTGACCACAGTTATGAGGGTGTCATGGCAGATTTGATCGCCAGTCTTGCTGTTGTTAAAGAAAATGGTATAATTTTCTTGGATGATTTTTCAAAACAAAATCATATGCATCCTGGAGTTAGAGCAGCAGTTACAGATTTTTGTTATGAGCGAAAATTAAAATTCAGCAGATTGTATGATAATCAATGCATGATAGAATTAGGAGTAAATTGATATGGGCAGAGCAAGAGTAGTTGCACCACCACCACAAGATTATATTCCAGAACCACTGGTCGCTCCTGTAATAGAAATTGAGTTGGAAGAAGAAATTGTATCTTGGACAGATGGTAATCTACAAGAAGAAGTTTTAGAGATAGAAAACATTGAACCCTCCCAAGAGGAACTTGACAGGGAAAAAATCGCACAAGAAAAATATGAAGACTTACAGAGACAAAAACTTTTCGCAGAAGAAGAAACGAAAGTAGCAGCGGAAACAATTGCTAAAGCAAAAGAGATTATTGAAAATCCACCTGTCGTAATTGAAACTGTAGTCGAAACAATTGTAGAAACTGTGCATGTCACAGATCCAAAATTGATTGAAGAATTAGATCTTCTTAGAGCAGCAAATGAAAAACTTGTGCGCGAAAATGAAGCAGCAGCAAAAACAAAAGAAGAGCAAATTGTAAAGGCGCGACAACAGGCAACTGAACAGCGCAGCAATCAACACATGGTTCAATTAAACATGACACCAAAAATTCCATCGTTAATTAGTAAAATTAAAACAGTATTTCGAAACCGTCGAATTAAGTCTGCTACTAATGTTGGAATTAAAAACTATGAAACTGCAATCCTCGAGCGAGCAAGAATTGCAGTTCCTAAGTTGTTAGATGATATTGAAAAAATGCATGAGCAGTTGACTATTCTAGAAGATCTACTCACAAAATATAGTGAGGTTAAAAGCACTCAGGAAAAGTGAGAAGCATCCTCGCCAGTAATATCTTCAATCATAGATCGCCAGATTTCCAAATGCGGAACAACATATCCAAGTGTTAGTCTCTTGGAAGTATTAGCACAACAGTGATATACGATTTTGTTTGGATCGCTACGATCACCAAAGTGTCCAACCTTACATGACCATCCCTTTGGATCAACCATAGTAACAATTTCTTTTGTTACTGGATCTAGGTAACGGAAGTATCCACCATTTTCTTCTGAGTTATATGTAATTAGAATATTATACCCTGATGCATTCCAGTTGGTATGCCAACCCATAAACCCATCTTCAGGATAGTAAGTAAATACAGCATTGTTTCTTGCACCAAGATAGTTAATCAACTCGTAGTTGGTTTCTTGTTGCCTCTTACCATATTCTAGAGGAAACCATGGTTGTCCATGCGCTTGTGACATATCGGTGCACCATGCAACATCAGGAAATCCGACGTGCTTTTCGCCTTTGCCGACAATATGATTTAAATATTGTTCGTCAGTAGCAGTATCCACATTCAATCCACCTCGACGCTTTTCCTGCATGTCTTGTGGACCGAGAACAAGATGTTGATCGTTTTGCTCAAAGAACCATTGAGTAAACGGATCTAGAATATCTGTAAGATCTTTAGAGATGGAACTGGTAAATTGAATCATTTTGAAGTCCTTAGTCCACCAAACTGGGTGGTATTGTATAATGATAGATGACTCTCGGTTGTCCTTGTAGTTCTTCTTCTTTGTATCCAGAAACAAAGTTCCATCTTGCGTCTGGATCTGGGAATCTGGCAGTCTTGACACCAAAATCAAACAGATTCAATAATCTCCACATTGTAAACGTATCCCATTCTAATGCACCAACAGGATAATGTTTACGATCCCAGTCAGGTTCATTTTGCGCCCAGTATTCATCGTACCATGCACGCATTAACTTTAGGGTCTGGGGATTATTGCGATATACAAAAATGCCACAATGTTCCGTCAACTCTTCAGTTTCAGACAACTTTGTTAGTGCTGCATTATATGGACGATTGGCAGTGAATAAGATATCCACATCATCAGGAATCTGATCGAAGATCTTTTGAATGTCTTCATGTTCAACTTCAGTATCACAGTCCATATAAACTGTTAGATCGTAGGGAGTTTGATCTAGTGCCCACAATTTGGCACGTTTGTCACGAGGAACATTCTCGGTTACTACGTTGTCGAAGATCTCGTAGTCATCTGGTTGCACCCATTCTTCGTGTGTGAAGAATGTGATATGCGCATCAGGATAATAATCTTTTAATGAGATCGCGGAGTTTCTTGCTGCCCTGTAATAACCTTTGCGGCGAGTGGCAACATATAAGAATCCATTATTCGGCATTCGCTTCTTCCTGCATCAGTAACATTACTGTATATGCAGTGACTTCCATGAAAGTCTTGGACTTGCGAATTTTAGACTTTAGATCGCGATTCTTAGAGTTCTTAACTACATCGATTTCGAAGGCATCCAACTTAGCAGCGAACAACTGTTCTTGCTGCATACGGGTCTTGTCAACCTTCTGGCGTTCAAGATTTTGTTTGATTTGTTGGTTGCGATCTTCCATGCGTCGATCAGTATTGGCATCGATCTGCCCAATACTAAAGAGACGCATCACTTCATCGTAGTCACGATTGCTACCATCGTTCATGATAGATGCAGTAACACGCTTATTGGTATCAGGATAGAAAAACTCAGCAATAATATGCTGCTTTTCCTTATTCGCCCAATAAGGGTTTTCGATTTTGCGTGAGACTACAGGTGAGGTGGTATTAATCAATTCAATTCTCCATTAGAAATAATATTCATAGTGCTAGTATATATAAAACTTGCACATAAGTCAATAGATTTATACAGTTCTTACCCACAAATATACGGTCGAGATAGTATCTTTTGTCGCCTGAACAGTCGCACCAGAATAGTTGCCTGTGAAGTTACCAGTATAAGTCCCACTATAGTTTCCTGTATAAGTCGCTGTTCCTACGTAGTTGCCTGTAAAGTTACCTGCATATGTGCCAGAATAGAAACCAGTATAAGTCGCTGGACCTATGTAGTTGCCTGTGAAGAACCCTGTATAATTTCCAGTATAGGTTCCAGAATACGTCGCTGGACCCACGTAGTTACCAGTGAAGTTACCAGTGTATGTACCAGAATATGCCGTGCCAGCGAAACCACCATAGAAAACAGCATAGTTACCAGTAAACCCTCGAGAATATGTTCCAGAATATGGAGCAGTACCTGCGAAATTGCCAACATAGTTACCCGAGAATCCACGCGAGTAGGTGCCAGAATATGGAGCAGTACCTACGTAGTTACCTGTATAGTTACCAGTGAAGTTGCCAGTGTACGTTCCAGAATATGGTGCTGGACCTACATAACCACCTGCGTAGTTACCAGTAAAGTTTCCAGAATAACCACCTGCATAGTTTGCTGGAGTAACTTGTTCTCTTGTATCTGTCGCAGAATTTCCGAGTTGAACCCATGTACCAGTTGCTACTGGAGTTGTTGCTTGGATCTTATATGTTCCCACACCCGACTCAATAATTCTATTGCGGAAATTCGGCAGCATCTGCAGAATTTCGGCAGAAGACATTTCCTTAACATCTTTGGTATTGATCAGTTTAAGTGGTTTGAGACTTGTGTCTGGACTGCTGGTTGCAGCAGTTTTCTGCCAAAGGTAAGTAAGAGTGTTACCACCGTTAGCAATATCAGTAAGCGTATAACGAGAAACCCATGTACCACCTGACGGAGCAGTTGCTTGCAACTTATATTGACCAGCAGTATATGCAGATTCTGCAGTCATAGCAGTAAGAGCATAGTCAAATAGTTCGGTTTTGAGTTCTGCATCCGTCATTTCTTTGATGGTACCAGAAGAATATTTAACTACTTTATTTGTAATACTTTCAGCAGCCGCCGCAGTAACCTGCTTGGCAGTAAACGTAACAGTATCAAACGCACCAGCAGAAGGATGGGTTCCTATTGCATCTTGAAGATCGGTATCAACAAAGGTTCCAATAGAAGTACCAGTTCCAGAGTCATTTGTGGTGATATTGATTTCACCTGTACCTGTACCGTCGGCATTTGCACCGAAAGAAACTGTTAAGATGTTAGCGACGTAATTTTTAATTTCGTCGGTTGTCATTGCCTGCAACCCCTGCAAATTAGCAGAGGAAACAGGTGTCGCAGATGATTTAATTCTAAGAACCATGTTTATGCCGTCCTAATCCACAGTTTAATCGTTGATACAGTTTCTTTTGAGGAAATAATAGTTGCTCCAGAATACGTTCCCGAATATGTACCCGAGTAGTTACCAGTGAAGTTACCTCCATATATATTCGTATAGACACTGCTGAAGTTACCAGTATAGTTGCCAGTATATGTAGCAGGTCCGATATAGTTGCCTGAGAAAGAACCAGTGCTATATGAAGGTCCAGTAAAGTTACCTCCAAAGTTACCAGCAAAGTTACCAGTATACGATTCAGAGTATGCTGTTCCAGTAAAGGTTGCAGAATATGGGGTTCCTGCAGGTCCGCTGAAAAATCCAGTATATGAAGTTCCTGGACCTGGAGGTCCAGCATAATTTCCTGAATACGGCGTCCCAGAAGACATTGCCGGCTGCGAGTATGATGGACCTGCTGGATTTGAGTATGATGGACCTGCTGGATTTGAGTATGATGGACCTGGACCACTATAGTATCCAGTATATGCCGCAGTACCAGTATAAGTAGTTGTACCAGTGAAATACCCTGAGTAATATGTGGGGACGAATATTGGACCTGTTTCTGGTGAAAAGGGTTCAAATGTTCCTGCTTGGTAATAACCAGTATACGTTATTCCTGGACCACTATAGAAATTGGCAAACGAACCTCCTGGTTCATTACCAGCAGCAAAATTTCCACCGAAACCAGTATATATAGCGCCCGTGTATGATGGTCCTGCACCATTATAGTACCCAGTATATGATGCTGCCTCGAAATATCCCGTATATGCTGGACCTCCTGGTCCTGTATAATACGCAGGTCCGTTATAGTATCCAGTATATGCAACCGACCCAGAATACGATGGACCTGCTGGAGTTGAGTATGATGGTCCAGCAGGATTCGAGTATGATGGACCTGTTGGTGTGTTATAATATGGAGCACCAATGTAAGTACCAGAATAATTTGTTCCTGGATTTCCTGGACCTGTGTATGTTCCACCCGTATAATTGGAGGCACCTGCACTATATGTTGTTCCAGTATATGCTGCACTATATGGAGGTCCAGTGAAATTGCTGCTGAAGTTGCTGCTAAAGTTACCGCTGTAGTTGCCACTATAAGATGGTGCAACACCCGAGAAGTTACCAGTGAAGGTTCCAGTATAGGTTCCAGAGTATGCTGTTCCAGTAAAGGTTGCAGAATATGGGGTTCCTGCAGGTCCGCTGAAAAATCCTGAGTACGCTGGACCTGGACCACTGTAGTACCCAGTATACGCTATTCCTGGACCGCTGAAAAATCCTGAGTATGCTGGTCCTGGACCAGTATAGTATCCAGTATATGCAGTTCCAGCGAAAAACACCGCTGGAGTAGAATATGATGGACCTGCTGGATTTGAGTATGATGGACCTGCTGGGTTAGAGTATGATGGTCCTGCTGGATTTCCAGGAGTTGGTGCACCCTCAAAGTTTCCTGCAAAGGATGCTGGACCAGAATAGTAACCTTCGAAAAATCCACCAGCAGAAGCTGGACCTAGATAACCACCTGTAAAGTTTGAAGGTGTTGGCGGTCCACCACTAAAGAAACCAGAATAAAACGCTGGACCTGGAGCTCCCGTATAAAATCCTGTGTAAGCTTCTCCAGGTTCAAGAGGAGCTATAGGCGTCTCATAGTATCCAGTATATGATGATGGTACAGGAGCACCTTGGAAAGTTCCAATATAGGTTCCTCCGCCTGGAATAATTCCCGCATAGGTTCCGCTGTAATATTCAAAAGTATCTGGTTCAACACCACTAGCATAAGTTCCAGTATATGCTTGAGTTCCTGAGTAGAACCCAGTATAAGTTGCTCCTGGAGTTGATGGACCTGCTGGTGTAGAGTATGATGGTCCTGCTGGATTTGAGTATGATGGACCTGCTGGATTTGAGTATGATGGACCTCCAGGTGCCCATGACCCACCCGATGAATAGTATCCTGTGTATGCTACAGAACCAGAAAAATACCCAGTATATGATTGCGGAGGCCCAGAATAAAAACCAGTATATGCTACCGTCGAGGAAAAGAATCCAGTATAATTACCAGAGGTACTATAGGTTGTTCCAGTATATGGCGAACTATATGACGGACCAGTAAAATTACTGCTGAAGTTACCACTGAAGTTACTAGTACCACCATAATTACCAGTATATGTTGCAGTTCCAACGTAGTTATCAGAGAATGCTTGAGTGTATGCAGGTCCACTAAAATTCCCAGTATATGATGGACCACCATATGTTCCAGAATAATTCCCTACATAGTTACCCACATAATTCAGTGGAGAAATCTCTTCTCTGGTATCAGTAGTAGAGGATCCAAGTTCGACCCATGTTCCGCTTGCTGGAGCAGATGCCTGTAACTTATATGTACCCACATTAGTATCAATAATACGATTGCGGAAATTCGGAACCAATTGCTCGATTTCAGCAGCAGTCATAATCTTTACTGAGTTTGCATTATTACTTTTCAGAGGCGCAAGAAAATCACTAGGAGATGAGGAAGCCGCAGTTTTTTGCCACAGGTAGGTTGTGGTATTTCCGCCGTTCGCGACATCAGTAATTGTGTATCTTGCTTGCCAAGTTCCGCCTGACGGGGCAGTTGCTTGTAATTTATATTGACCAGCAGTGTATGTAGATTCGGCAACAAACGCTGAGATAACAGTATCTAACACGTCATCAAGATCAGAATCGGACATCTGGTGAACACCATCAGACCAAGCAACAGGACGAGCAGTAACATTTTCGGCAACAGCAGTGGTTACTTGCTTTGCGTAATATGTTACAGTATCAACTGAACCAGTAGCAGGATGCGTCCCTGTTGCTTCGGTTCTATCAGTGTCACTAAAGGTTCCGATAGAAGTTCCCAAACCAGAATTATCTGTCGTAATGTTTATCTCAGCAGTGCCAGATCCAGTTGTGTCTGTAGCAAACTTGGTTGTGATAACATTAGCAATATAGTTCTGGACCTCTGCATTGGTCAAAGGTTGCAATCCGCTGAACACAGCAGACGTTATTGGCGTCGTAGATGCTTTGACCTTTAGAGGGTTCATTTTAGTTTAACCTGTTACCACTTGTGTCGTAAACAATAAGATTGGTAATACGAAACCAATCTATCGCATCCTGCGCAACTAACTGAACAGAACTATACGGTGCTAGATTAACAGCAACGTTCGCAGTTCCTCCGTCAATAACATCAGAAGTGTTTGGATAAATTTTGATATTAACTGCAGTGGTATTGACAATAGTAGCAGAAAGACCAACAACAGCAGTTGGGAGTTTAACTCCTTGATCTGCTGTTGCTGTGGTAACAATGCTGACTGCCTTTGTAAGTGCAGTCGCACCACCCTGTGTAGTTCCTGCAGCAGTAACCGTAGCATCCACCGATGTGGTCAATGCACCAGTTAATGTCAGATCAACAAAAGATGGACTACTACCAGATTGATACTTGTCTTCGTTGAGGTTGGTAAAGTTAGTATCCACCTCGTTATTTGTTAAAGGTATGCCTTTGACAGACCTCAGTGTAATTGTGCTCATGCTTTCCTACCTTCATGATTGTTAAGAAATTGTTTTAACATAGATTTAATTTCTGTCAATTCGTCTTTAAGTATACAAATCTCAGTACCATATGACTTCATTTGCTGAAGTCTTTCTCTCTGAGCATTGTATGCTGCTAATGCATTTTTGTCATTGGAGACAATTGCTTTAGAGTCTCCGTCTCTAATGTATTTATTAGTATCTTCAAGTGCAAATTTTGCCATATTATATCTGCAACGCGATTGCTCTTAGTTCCTTAAACTTAGGAACAACAGAACTATTTGTAGAGAACATAACAATCTTAATCGCCATTGTGTTATATGTGGTATAAGTCGCTCCCGAATAGGTGTATGTAAATTCACCATCTTCTACGCTACCAACTTTATTTGCATTTGGTATTTTATATTCATACTCAACGAATCCAGCAGCGGCAGTAGAACTTAGTGGCGATACGCTCGTCTCTAGTTCTACCCAATCAAGATCGTCAAAGTTTCTAGAATCAGACGGATTCTGCAACTTAGCATATACTTTCGCTGAGGTTCCTGTTGGTAGATAATTGCTCAGATAGACCTTCAAATCTTCTGCGTTATTTTCTAGATTAACCCGACGCGAGATATACTTAGAACTTGCAGTTCCAGCGTTGTTCTCTTCGCTTGTACCAGTAGTCGTTAGAGTAAATCCAGTAACGTTCGGTGATGACCCAGTCACAGCAGAAACCTTATATGTTGTTCCAGTTGTATAACCAGTAATAGCGCCTGTACCTGCAAGAGTACCAGTAATTGTAACACGACTACCAACTGCTAGAGTTGATGCACCACAAGTAAACTCACCAGCAGTTCCGCTTGTTGCTACAGTAGCAGCAAGAGTGCCAGGAATGCCTGCTGTTGTAGTTGCATATGATAGACCCGTCAACGTACCAGCAGTAGTTACAATTGCGGCAGCAGCTTCATAAGCGTTAATATAATTTGAAATACAGATCAACGAACACTTTCTAAGATCGATCACAGGAGAAACCGTGTCAGTCATTGTCTTCATACCAAAACGAATGTTTAGTGACTTATCCCCATCAAGATCAGCAGTCTCATTTGACTTCGAATAAATCGCTGCTTCTGTTGGGATGTCATTTGTTTCACCAAACGTTAGACGTTCGAACGTAGTTCCTCCAGCAGCAGCACCAGTTGCAGTTTTAGCATAACTCCAGACGCCTGTAGTTGGTGTGAAGTCCATATAACCGATATTGGTTTGGATAGAGTTGATCAGTTTATTTTCAACTTCAGCGACGGTAGTGTAAATTGTCCCGTTGGTGATTGTATCAGCAGCAGCGAATGCGCCTTCTTGAACGACAATCTTCAGAACATTATACAGAGGATCGTATTGCTTTACATAACCATACTTAGTTGACTCAGATCCTTCTACGTAAACCTTCTCGCCTGCAGCAAACTTGGATGCCGAAACAGTATCATCAGCAGCAAGATACATAACATCCGAGAGCGCAAGATAGTCATAGTTAGAATTCTGGAACTTAGCAGTCGAGATAACGGATGTATCAAAGATTGCGCGATACAAAGTAAACTTCATATCTTCTGCTTGCTTTTCGCTCCAAGTGCGATTGTTTGCTGAAGTAAACAACATACCAACATTTGGTTGCTCTGAAATTCTCTTAGAAGTACCTACTTCATTTTCGCCGATTTCCGAAACCCATGCAGTATATCCAGGATCGTTACCAGCAGGTAGAAGAACGAAACAGTATTCCGTATTATTCTGTAGATAAACAGGCGATGGGAATGTAAAATTCGTGTCAGAGAATGTCACAACACCATCGGCATCCTCAGTCGAAGTGGCAACCTCGTCTGCAGTTTTGGTAACTTCGCCGAAAGGAAGAACCTTCTCTGTCGGGAATCCATTAATCATCTCACGAAGTTGCAGGGTGATTGGCGCAGTTCCCTTAGTTCTGAAGTATACGTCCAGACCAGTTACAAATGTTCCGAATGGCATTCCATTGACAAAGAAACTTTGTGCGAGTGGATCCATTCCTCCCATGGAAAAGACTCCTCCCCGCAGAGAAGTGCCCCAATTATTTCCAAGCATGTCGATCCCAAAATCGCCAAAGTCACCTGGTTCAATAAAGACTGCTTCTGAAGGTGGACCTGAGTCCTCAGGAACTGTTGGCGGTGGTGGTAGTTCCTCAGGTGGCGTTACAAGTACTACAACTGGAATTTCTCTCTCAATAACAATAACTGGATTATTGGTAATATTAGTTTCATTTACATTCGTAATGGCATTAACCACAGTGTTGATGACATTGGTTTCATTAACAACAGTTGTGTTATTGGTAGTATTAGAAACGTTTGTGGTATTATTAACTGTAGTAAACGTATTGTTTACCGTGGTATTCTGAACAACCCCGACTGCTCTTTCACCAATACGATTTGCAGTAGTATTGCTTTCAGTTACAGAGCGAGAATCGCTTACAGTATTAAACGCAACATTTGCCTCTCTTGTAGAAACAACAGTTCCTTGGACAACTTGCGAGAGACCATTGGCAGAGAACGAATTTGTCGCAGAGGTTGTGACGAATGCAGATCTGTTAAACGGATCATCGCAAACTCTGAAATTCTTAGTTCCTGTTCTAAACGTACCAGCAGGAATTCTAAACTGAATTGCAAGTTCTCCGTCCGCATCAGTAATTAACGAATCACCATAATCACCCGTACCATTTGTGATAGCATATTGAGAATATTCTGCGGGATCGGTTGGTGATGCTGCAAGGGCAGCACTTAATAGTGGACGACAATGTGCTGTAACATCAATACCGTCGAAGAATGGATAAATTCTAGTCGCTGGTTTCAGTCTCTTGCACTTAACAGTAATTGTAACGCTTCTCATATATGGAATGATAGAAGCATTTGTTACACGATCACCAAGATCTCTTGTGATAGTTTCGGGTGTGACAGTCATAGTCACACCTTGGCGAGTTTGGCGCTGTGTAGTGGTAGTAGTTGAAATCTGAATTTGATCTTGGAATAACGTATCACCAGATACGCGAGTCTGTCCACCAGTACTGGTTGTGTCAGTGGAGACAGAACGACCAGTTACGATATCCTGCCAATCATTCCACTGAGTCCCCCAAGAATTTGCCATCGCAGCAAAGTTGTCGTAGTTACCGTCGAAGTTTACAGCGAGATCGGGACTTTGTGCAGTATCAGTCCAGTTATCAACAGGAGGATCGAGAGTCATGTCACCAATGAAAGAGAACAGTAGATCGCCCACACAGTTTCTTGCCTTAGAAGCAAATGTATTCTGAGTAAGAACTGTATAGTTATATGGAAGTGTTAATAGATCACCTGTTTTCTTTACACCAAGAGAATTTACCGAATCAAAAATCAGGTCGACATTCTCAATATTAAAGAACGGACGAAGTTCTTGATTGATTGCGTCAATAGAGCAACTATAGTTGAGATCTTTTGGATTGCCAACGTTGTGACCAGTAAACGCATCTACCAGAATACCATGCTTAAATCTATTTAGCGTTGGGTCTGTTGCACTAGGAATGAACAGTGATTCAGTTGACTTTTCGAGAAGAGTCAGAGAAGTGTAGTATTCCAAACGAGTAATACGTTGCGCAATTCCGCCGATATCACGCATTGTGTAACGACGATTATCAAGAGTGCGGAAAGTTACACCATATTCATTGCGTCCAGTTGACTTAGCAACATTAGGAGCAAGAGATGGAAATGGTGGGATTGTAACAATGGCAATACACATTGCGTTTTCAGGAGTAAGCGGTTCAACTGGAGTCAGTGATGGAGTTCCGCTTACAGCAGAGAACACACCATTGTCATCCAATACGATCTTATCTTTACGACCAACATAATATTCGTAATTGATATTGATTTCTTGTTCGGGTCTAGGAATAGTGAGACCAAAAGAAGCAGGATCAACTGTTGTCGATACTACAGGATTTACTGGAACCGAAGCGATAGACGCAAAGGTAACAGGAGTAATCGAGTCAGTAATTCTTATTCTAAAGTCGAGGGTATCACGAAGATCATACGACTCACCAGTTGTAGTCGATGTGTAGATCGGAATCTCGTATGTTTTGATATTACCACCACCAACAACTGCGTCGTTAACAGGATACGAATCAACTGCGAAGTAACCAGCAGTAGATGCAGTTTCCGTATGAGTGAAGTAACTAATCTTAGCAACTAGATTGAATCCAGCGAGAGAAGCAGCCCCATTGACTGCAGTAAGTTTACCGAGTTCGTACGTATTATCACGCTGACCATTATCTAAAGTATATTGTGAAGCAATATCCGTGCCAGTTGTTACGATATTTGAGTAAGAAGTTCCAACTGCTGCCTTATAAACAGCATCAACAGAGAATATATCTGCAACACCAAGATTTAATGACGTTCCGCCACCGACCTTGAAGAAGTACTGAAGATCGTTACCTGTTCCTGTAAGATTAACCGCACTACCGCCTGATGATGCTGATACTCTAAAGGCATTAGCAGTTAATCCAGCAGAAATTACGTAATATGTAGTTCCACTTGTCAATCCTGCAACACTTGTACCGCCACCATTGTAATATACTACAGCATCACCAGAAGAATATCCGTGAGCAGTATATGTAAATGTTTCAGTGGAAACATCTACTGCAGAAGCAAGAATTTTATGAGACAGGTCAAACGCAACATATCTCGCTCTGTTAAGAGTTTTGACAAGAGGTGCCGCGAGGTTTACTTCAACCGTAGCATATATGGTAACGGTATCAGTGAATACAGAACTACCACTGTCTTCTAGAGCAGTAAAACTGAGAATTTGAGCAGAAGCATCTAGTGCATCAACTGTGCCTGTCGTCAGATCAATAATTTCACCATCAGTGTCTCTTACCATCAACAGATTGTTGTTGATATAAGACTCAATCGCATCATCGGTATTTTGAATAAAGAACTCATTACCAGACAGAGTAATACTACCAGCGCCTGAAGTAATAGAAACACCCGTATACACTTTAGTATAATATAGAGATGTTTCGTAGTTACCAGAAGGAGCAGGTCTGATTGTTTTAGTAGCACGCGATGGCATTCTATAGAGAAGTTTATTGTATTGTGCCGACTTCAATACAGATTCTACAACGTCGGCATAACCATCCTTGGTTCCGCTAGTTGAGTAATATAAACCATCAACATCAGCGAAGTTGCCTGTTGTCATTTGAACATCATAGACATAGATGTTATAAACTGCTGCAGCAGATCCAACAGTTCCACTCACATACTCGATGTGACGAACACGTGCGCTACCGATTTCGCTACCTTGTGCTGCTGTCTGTGAACCAGAAACACCGTTTTGCGCTGCATCACGCAGAGAAATCTTAGAACCATCTAGTGGCAGAACACCCTTATAGTCTGTCACAACAACATAGTTACCATAGGCAGAACTAATAGGAACGCTATATTTCTTTACAGTGTCGATACCTTTTTCAGTAAAGGCATATTCTGTCTGGCGAGTTTCATACTCATAACCGCGAACATATGCCTTGCCTGCCTCTAAACCGACAGCAAGCAGATCAGTACTACCACCAAGTTCCTCAGTATAGAGTCCATTGTTTGTAGTGTCATCAAGGTGTTCACGAACCAGAACAGGGAATGACTTTACTGTATAGTTACCCGACTCGTCATATGTTCTACGTGCTAGATTGTCGCCGAGTTTAGCATAGATGTCAGAAGTATGTGTTCTATTGAGTCCACCAAGAACGACAGTAGCAACCTCATAATATCCGTCATCGATTACAGTACCAGCTGCAAAGAACTTCAACAAAGTTGAGACATAGTATCTATCTGCACCAGGAGCAGTAAAATTATATGTGCCCTGTGCTGGATCAAGCAGAGTTTCATCATCACCAGAGTCTATATTTTGTTCGTCTGCTGCAACACACACACTACCTGATGGATTGTGTGTATACTTTGAAAGATAGATTGTCTGAGAAGTATGGAGAACAAACTTACCGTCGATATAAAGAATACCGTCACCAAGAGTCATACGAGTAGCACGACCCCAATAGTTATTTGTCAATACTTCGGTGTCAACTTCAAGTGCTTGAACAGTAAATTCATCCCCATCATAAGATACATTATCTGACACAACTGTAAGAGTTTCTGTTCCAATGAAGTGAACGGTATTTGTGCTACCATCACCACTGGTATATCTTAGGTAAAGAGTTCCTGGATCAGATGCTGTTGCATCGACTGCATCTACGATTACCGCTTTAAGACCGTTACTACCCTCAACTGTAGCACCGATATACGATGGAAGTGACGCATTTCCCGCAGCGTTTGCATCAATCTTTACATATGATAATTCATTATCAATCTGAACGTCGCAACCCGAAACGATCGCGCCATTCTTGAAAATATGATCACCAAACTTATTAACCTGATTTTGCAGGATAGACTGTAGTTGCGTAAGTTCGCGTGCCTGAACAGCATATCCTGGTTTGAAGAGAATTCTATGAAACTTTTTAGATTCATTGAAGTCGTCATAATACGGAGATAAATTTAAGTCGAGTGCCATATTTTCCTACTTCTTTTAAAAATTGATCAACGCTCTGATTTTTTCAACTTGATCAGATGTTCTAATGATTTTAATTCTGTTATCTAGATATATGATTTCGCCAGTTCTATTGTCGACTTCTGGTTCCAGAACAGCAACTAAAATAGGAGATACCACTGTGCCAATATTGAAGGTGTCCGCAACAGGAGATCCTAATGATAGTTCTTGAGTCAAATTAGTCAAAATGCTAGTACCAGAAATTTTCGGTATAATAGGTAACAAGTGGATTCTATCCACAACACCATTATTATTGCTATCTTCTTTTTGAACAACAATAAATCTACCCCCATCATCACTCGTAATAACATCATCATAATCTACTAATTCAGGACTATTTATTGCGATAACATAGCAACAATTACCAGTATTTGAAGTAAAGTTATCAGAAGAACCAAAAATTCTAGGATTCTTAATAATACCCAATTGGCGGAAATCGTTATTCAAGAAAGTATCAGAGGTTTCGTTCGCGAGAGAAACCGTCAATGATAGACTCTTAGCAAACAACTCTTTCTGTGGATTGGAACCATGTCCACCATACGGTGAAACAACAGCTCGGAAAGTGGCGCCATTACCTGGAGATCCTTCTGCCGCATTAACAACAGAGATTTCTGCAAAACTATAACCAGATCCTGGATTTGTTATGGTGACATCAGTAACGACGCCATCATTTAATGTCAGTGTTGCTTCTGCATCTTGACCATCACCAATAATAGAGATCGAGGCATCACCTGAAATATAACTGTTACCACCAGAAAGAATAACGATTCTATCGATGGTTCCAGGAGTCGCCGCTGCTTCTACGTTTTCTTGTGGAGTTCCACCTTCAGTAAATCCAAGAACTGCAGATGCTGTTGCAGTTTCATTGATTACTTTTGTATATGTTAGACCAGTTAGAGTACCAGCAGTAGTTACGATTGCAGCACCCGCAGAAGTTTGAAGGGTAAATCCAGTAACGTTTGGTGATGTACCAGTTACAGCAGAAACTTTATATGTGGTTCCTGATGTGTACCCAGTAATAGTGCCTGTACCTGCACGTGTACCAGTAATTAAAATGTGGCTGCCAACTGTTAGAGTTGAGTTGCCGCAAGTAAACTGACCACCAGTCCCGCTTGTTGCAACAGTAGCAGTTATCGTGCCAGGAACAGGAATAAAACTAACATTCGCAAACGAGAATCCAGATCCAGGTTCGTTTATTGTAACTGAGTCTACCTCGGAAGCAGATGCACCTTCTCCCAAGACAGCAGTCGCTCTAGCACCAGCATATCCAGTTCCACCATCGGTTACTGTGATTCCTGTAATTACACCACTAGAGATAACTGGTGTAGCAGTGGCACCAGAACCCGCACCACCCAAAAGGGATACCGTAGTTCCTTCGAATGTAAGTGTATGTGAACTGCCAGTACCAAGAGAAGTTAGATCGATGGCAACAGCATTATCAGCATTTTCATATGATGTGGCGAGTTTAATTGTATTCGCGCCAATATAAATCACATAATATGGTCTATCATTCGAAAGACCACCAATAGAAGTTCCACCACCATTTGAATATGTCACCAGATCTAAATCAGTAAACCCGTGAGAAGTGATAGAAATCGTATTATTTGAAACTGAAACTGCAGCAGAAGAAGATCCATTAAAAGTTTTAGAAACTTGAGATCTATAACCCGATCCGCCATTTGTTACGATAATTGAAGAAACAATATCTACAGGAGGATCGCCAGCGGTTGAGCAAATAGAGAACGCAGCGGCATCTTGACCAGTTGTACTATCGATAGATACAGTAGGAGCAGTTTTACCATCGCCTTGGATTACAACATACGGTGCCGTTGAATAACCAGATCCACCAGAAGTGACAGAAATATTGTCTATAAAACCATTTACATCAAACTGAGGTTCACCAAGACCTGCCATTTTACGGACAGGAATATGTGTTGTAGTCAAAAACTTGGTAACGTCACCTGCCTCAACTCTGAACATAAACTTCCAAATATACCCGTCTGATGTTTCAAATGTATTAGTATCTGTTCCTGTTGGTTTTACTGTACTTTCAGAATCTCCGCCATTGCTAATACATTTGTATACGTTATATTCATCGGTGACAACATAAAACACGGCAGTGTTTAGTGTTGTAGACCCCGCAGAGTATGGCGTGATTAAATCATCATTAGCATCTGTTTCGCCATACGCATCATCATATTGATCGTATACTGTACCTAGCGCCCAATTATGTCTGGGTGCCATTAAGACCGCATCATTTGCCTGAATTCTTTTGACAAACAACATGTTTCTGTGGGACGTGTTTGAGTATGATACAGAGTCAATTGGTTGCTCTGGATCCTCCTCGTCCGCCCATTCTTGAGTTCGGGAGACAAAGAAATAGTAGTAGTCGTTCTCGTTATAGATGTCACGATAAACGCTTCTTGCTATTTCTTGTCTTCCCTGCGATCTTAGAAGAAGTGGCATGTTATATTACGATACTGTAACCGTCCAAGTGATTGTCATGCTGTCTGACGCACCCTTGTTGATGACAGCAAATTCTGTGCGGC